AGAACTGGCGTCGACTTTGAAGAAGTCGTTGGCACAGTTTAGGAGGTAGAAAATGGCAGTATTAGGCGTAGATGATTTTAAATCAAAGCTTAGAGGTGGTGGGGCAAGACCTAACCTCTTCAAAGCTACAATTAACTTCCCAGGTTATGCTAATGGAGACGCGGAACTAACATCGTTCCTTTGCGAAACCGCTCAATTGCCTGGGTCAACACTTGGTCAAATTGTTGTACCTTTTAGAGGAAGACAATTAAAAATGGCTGGAGATAGAACTTTCGATGTTTGGACAGTTACTATTATCAATGATACAGATTTTGCTATCAGAAATCCAATGGAAAGATGGATGAACGGTATGAATGCACATAGTGCTAACACTGGTCTTTCAACTCCTATTGCATATGAAGCAGATCTTTTTGTTGAACAGCTTGATCGATCAGGTGATACTCTTAAAAAGTATACGTTTAGAGGTTCATATCCACAAGATATGTCAGCAATTGATCTAAACTATGCTACAAACGATGAGATTGAAAGGTTCACAGTGACTTTTGCGTATCAGTATTTTGAGACTGATACCACTACTTAATCGTTTATAAATATTAGGAGGGCGAAAGTCCTCCTAACATTAAAAAGGAATACTTAATGGCAGAAGGTTTTAAATTATTTGGTTTTGAAATAACCAGAAGTAAAGATACAAAGGCCATCAAATCGATTGTACCACCAAGAGATGATGATGGAGCTGGTTACGTAACTTCTACATCGCATGGAGCGCATTATGGTCATTACATCAATATGGATGGAGATGATGCAAAAGATAATGCTCAACTTATATTAAAGTATAGAGGAGCTTCAATGCATCCTGAAGCAGATGCAGCTATTGAAGATATTACAAATGAAGCAATTACAGCTAGCGATATAAAGCCAACTTTAGAATTAAATTTAGATAAAGTTCCTGTTGGGAACGGCATAAAAAAACAAATACAAGAAGAATTTAACAAAATCCAAAACATGTTAAACTTTAGAGAGTTAGGACATGATATTTTTAGAAGATGGTACGTTGATGGAAGATTATATCATCATTTAGTCGTAGATGAGGCTAATTTATCAGCTGGAATACAAGAAATAAGATATGTAGATGCTGCTAAAATTAGAAAAGTTAAACAAGTTAAAAAGAAAAAAGATCCTGCAACTGGAGCAAGTATAGTAGAAAAAGTTAATGAGTTTTACATCTACCAAGAAAAACCTGGTGGACAACAAACTGGAATCAAGCTTACTCCTGATTCAGTAAGTTATGTTACGTCTGGAATACTAGACGAAGCTAGAAGAAAAGTAGTTGGCTTTTTACATAAAGCTTTAAAACCAATTACGCAATTAAGAATGATGGAAGATTCTCTAGTTATTTACAGACTAGCAAGAGCTCCTGAAAGAAGAATGTTTTATATTGATGTAGGTAACTTGCCAAGAGGCAAAGCTGAACAATATATGAAAGATATTATGGCCAAGTATCGTAATAAACTTGTTTACGACGCAAAGACCGGTGAAATACGTGATGATCGTAAACATATGTCAATGTTAGAAGATTTTTGGCTACCAAGAAGAGAGGGCGGTAGGGGTACTGAGATTTCAACCTTACCGGGCGGCGAAAACTTAGGGCAGATTGAAGATATTATATATTTTCAGAAAAGATTATATAGATCTTTAAATGTTCCTTTGAATAGACTAGAGCAAGAGCAGCAATTTTCATTAGGAAGATCTACTGAAATTAGTCGCGATGAATTAAAATTTCAAAAGTTTATTGATAGAGTGAGAAATAGATTTTCTCATTTATTCTATGACATTTTGAAAAAACAACTCATAATGAAAAATATCATAACTGAAGCTGATTGGCAATCATGGAGAGATTTTGTTGTAGTAGATTATTTAAGAGATAATCACTTTGCAGAATTAAAAGAAGCAGAACTTTTAAGAGAAAAAGTACAGACTTTGGACCAGATTTCTCAATACGTAGGTGAATATTTCTCTAAAGAATGGGTACAAAAACACGTACTTTTATTTGATGATAAAGAAATAGAAGATATGAATAAAGAAATTGAAGCGGCGCAAGCTCAAGAACCAGATGACCAAGGAGTAGTATAATGGAAAACGTAGCTAATAATAAAAACATGCCAGATGGTGTTGAAACTATTGAAGATTTAGTTAGGCACTCACTAGAACAAGATTATAATAAAGCTAATCAAGTGTTTGGTGAACTTATGACTGACAAATTAAATACTGTATTAGATCAAGCTAAAATGAAAATAGCTGGAAACATATATAATGGGGATCCTGAAGATCCTGAAGATGCAGTTGAAGACGATGATTTTGAAAAAGAAGAGTCTGATGAAGATATTGAAGATGAAGAAGAATCTGATGAAGACAAAGATTCTAATGAGCATACTCATGAAGACGGCACTACGCACTCGCATGAAGGTGGTGACGAAGAGCATGATCATGATGATGAAGAAATCGAAGGCGCTGCTGTCTAAAACCTAAAATGTATAAATAAAGGTAAAAGCATGAAAAGCTTTTTAGAATTAAGAGAATTAACTGGTAGAAAGCCTGAAGGCAAAGAAGTTTTTAATAAAAAAATTGGTAGAATACCAGTCAAAATACATAAAGAACGTACAGGATTTGTAGCGTACGTAGATGGAGATAGACTTGACGTTTACCGTTCTCAAAGAGAAGCTGAAAAAGCGGTAACAGAGTTTATCAAACAATATAAAGGAATGAAATAATGGAAATAAGACCTTTAGCTGCAAAAGTAACGGCCAATGGCTCTGGAAATAAAACAACTGTTGGTAACGCGCAATGCGTTTATATATGTGCAACTGCTGATGATTTAATAACTAATATAACTACTGGATTTACTTTTCAAATGCATGAAAATCAATCAATAGTTATTCAAAAAGAAAAAGCAGAAGAATTACATGCAGGAACTACATCTACGCATTTTACTAAAATAGCATATCCAAGAGGATAACATGAAATTAATATCCGAATATGTAGAAAATGATATAGAATTCTTAATTACCGAGGATAAGAAAACCGGTAAAAAGAATTATGGTATACAAGGAATCTTTGCACAAGCAGAGACAAAGAATCGAAACGGTCGAATATATCCACTGCCTATTATGGAAAAGGCATTAAAAAAATATAATACTGATCAAGTGTCAAAAGGAAGAGCAGTCGGCGAACTGAATCATCCTGAAGGACCGACCGTAAATTTAGATAAGGTTTCCCACAAAATTGACGACCTTCACTTTGAAGGAAACAATATTGTGGGCAAAGCATCGATATTGAACACCCCTATGGGAGAAGTTGTTAAAGGCTTACTCGATGGCGGCGTCACATTCGGTGTATCGACTCGTGGTATGGGAAGTTTGAAGAACAATGGTAACGCAATGGTCGTTAATGACGATTATATTCTTAATGCGGTAGACATCGTACAAGATCCATCCGCTCCTAGCGCTTTCGTTAATGGGATAATGGAAGGAGTAGAATGGGTGTGGAATAACGGTATCATTGAAGCTCAAACAATTGAAAAAATGGAGACTGAAATTAAGAAAGCTCCGCGTGCTAATCTCTATGAGACAGAAGTTCGTGAGTTTAAGAATTTCCTCTCGTTACTCAAATAAAAAATAAGGAGTCAAAAATGACTGATAAAGAAATTATCGAAAATCAGGAAGAAGAACTCCATGACGAAGTAACAGAAGACGAAGTTGTGGAAGCTCACGATCCTAAGAATGCTGAAGCTCAGTCAATAGCTGCTACTGATAAGGCAGGTGAAGCAACCGGTTCTGCCAAACTACCAAGTATGGGAACCGCTAAAAACATCATGAAAAAAGATCCAATGCCAAAACTAACTAAGGCTGGAATGGTTAACGCAATGTACAAAGCAACCAGTAAGATGAATAAAAAAGAACTGGAAAGCGCGTACAATGGTATGATGAAGCCACAGATGTCTGGTACAGACGCTGAAGCTTTTGAAGGCGAATCAATCCAAGAACAGCCAGAACTACAGGTTAGTTATGACTTTAAAGACGATCTTAATGCTCTTGTCAACGAAGAAGCTACATTGTCTGATGCATTTAAGCAGAAAGCAGAAACTATCTTTGAAGCTGCAATCAATTCTAAATTAGCAGATGAGATTGACAGACTTGAAGAAAAGTACAATGAGGAAATCACTGCAGAAGTAGAGACTACTAAAGCAGACCTCGTAGAGAAAGTAGACAATTACCTAAACTACGTAGTTGAAAACTGGATGAAAGAAAATAAATTAGCTATCCAAACTGGTTTAAGAACTGAAATAGCTGAAGACTTTATGACTAAGTTGAAAGACGTATTCGAAGAGTCTTATATTGCAGTGCCAGAAGGAAAAACTGATTTAGTTGACGAGCTAGCAAATACAGTTGATGACCTTGAAGTAAAACTTAATGACACAACTAAAGATGCTATCGAGATGGCTGAAGAGTTAGAAGGTTATAAAAGAGAAGCAATCATTAGAGAAGCTTCTAAAGACTTAGCTGAAACTCAAGTCGAAAAGCTAAAAGGTTTAGTAGAAAAAATTGACTTTGATGACGAAGAAACTTTCGCACAGAAAGTATCTACTGTTAAAGAGTCATACTTTACTAATACTAAAATTACAACCACTGGAGAAGAAGTGGCTGATGATGACGAAGCTCCAATACAAGCTTCTGGCTCAATGGCAACATATCTCTCTGCAATTAAGAAAACAGCAAATAAATAAGGGAGTCGTCGATGAATACTACATCATACGATAAATTGATCGAAAAATGGGCACCGGTACTTAACGAAGAAAGCGCTGGTAAAATTACCGATCATCATAAAAAAGCTGTAACAGCTGCTGTTCTAGAGAATCAAGAGATCGCTCTTAAAGAAGACGGAGCATTGAATGAAACTACAGTCACAGCATCAGCTGCAGCAAATTGGGACCCAGTATTAATTGCACTAGTTAGAAGAGCTATGCCAAATTTAATGGCATACGATATCTGCGGTGTGCAACCAATGACAGGTCCTACAGGTCTAATCTTCGCAATGAAATCAAGGTACAAAGGTACTCTTGTTAAAGCTGGTCAAGCTGATAACGCTGAAGCTCTATTTAACGAAGCTGAAGTTAACTACTCAGGTGACTCTGCTCTAGCAGGTATGGGATCAGATCCATCAGGATTAAACGGTCTTACTGACCCGGCTGAAGGTTCTAACCCAGTAGAGTCTATCGCTGACTCTGCAGCAGAAGCAGCCTCGTTACCAACTAAGAGTATTGACCTTTATACTACAGCAGAAGCCGAGCAACTTGGTGTATCTGGTGGTGAAGCATTCGCAGAAATGGGATTCACTATCGAAAAAGCTACTGTGACTGCAAAGTCAAGAGCTCTAAAAGCTGAGTACACTTTAGAATTGGCTCAAGATCTTAAAGCTATCCACGGTCTAGACGCTGAGACAGAATTGGCAAATATCTTGTCAACAGAAATCTTAGCTGAAATAAATCGTGAAGTTGTAAGAACTATTAACGGTCAAGCTAAAATCGGTGGACTTCAAACTAACACAGCTATTAACGGTATCTTCAACGTACAGACAGATGCTGATGGTAGATGGTCAGTTGAAAAGTTTAAAGGACTAGTGTTACAAATTGAAAGAGAATCTAATGTAATCGCAAAAGAGACACGTAGAGGTAAAGGTAACTTTATTATATGTTCTTCAGACGTAGCTTCTTCATTAGTAGCTGCTGGTATGTTAGACTATACTCCTTCAATGAATACTTCATTGAACGTAGACGACACAGGAAATACTTTTGCAGGTACAATGAACGGCAGAACTAAAGTTTATATTGACCCGTATGCAGGAGTTGACTATGTAACTGTAGGTTATAAAGGAACTAATCCTTATGACGCAGGTCTTTTCTACTGTCCTTACGTACCATTAACAATGGTTAGAGCAGTTGGTGAAGAGACATTCCAACCAAAAATTGGTTTTAAAACCAGATATGGAATGGCTTCTAACCCATTTGTAGGCGCAACACCATCTAGTGGTCTTGCTACTATGAAGACTAACCAGTACTACAGAATATTCAGAGTTGATAATATTCTAGGTGCTTAGGTCTTAGTACTTAATATTAAAAGGGGAGCGCAAGCTCCTCTTTTTTTGTATAAATAATATCATGGAAACATTTTTACTAACATCATTCGTATTCATGTCGTTCTTAGCTTCAGGCATATCTTTTGGTTTATTTCACAAACCGATTAAAAGTAGCTGTGGTGGAATAAACTGTAGGTGCAAAGATGGCAATAACAACTAACTTTAATTATTTACAACCTACAAGCTTTAAACTTGTAATCGATAGAACTAATTATCCAAACCTTGAATTTTTTGTGCAAGACTTTACACACGCTGGCGTAATTATGAACGCCGCAGACTTAAGCTATAAAAAAATATCTGCTATACCTTTTATCGGAGATAAGTTAACTTATAATGAAATGCTAGCAAATATTATATTAGACGAAGACATGAAGTCTTATAGAGAAATGCACTCTTGGATGAGAAGAATTCTTGATCAAGATAATATTACTGCTTTAGATAGATTTACAAATAATACTCAAAGACCGCCATCACAATCAGATATAACGTTGTCAGTGTTATCAAGTTCTAATAATCCTATAGTAAGAATTAGATACAAAGATTGCATACCTGTAGCACTAACAGATATAGCTTTTAATTCAACAACAGGCGGCACAGACTATATTACGTTTGGCGCATCTTTTAGATTTACATATTTTGATATTTTACATAAAAACGCAACTACTGGAGCTTTTGTAGACTCAGACTCTTTTAGTGTAACTGGCACTGTAACCGGTTAATATATATTATTGGAGACATAATGATTGATTTGAAACAAGTCCACGACATGTGGCAAAAAGACTGTATAATTGACAACTACCAAATAGATGAGACATCTCGTCAAACACCAATATTACATTCAAAATATATACAACTTTGGTCTACGGCAAAGCTTGAATTAAAACGTGCTGAGTTTGATCAAAAAAAGTTATTAAAAGAAAAATGGCTTTATTATAATGGAAAGATGGATCAAAAAACGATAGAAGAAAAAGGTTGGGTTGCAGATCCATTCGATGGCTTAAAAGTATTAAAAGGCGAAATGGATTATTATTATGATAGTGATCCAGAAATACAAAAATCAGAAGAAAAAATACAGTACTGGAAAACAGTAGTTTCAACATTACAAGAAATAATAGATAATTTAAAATGGCGGCATCAAACAATATCGAACATAATCAAATGGAAACAATTCGAGTCAGGAAACTAAATCATTCTATTTTAAGATTAGAATGCGATAGAAGTATAGGAGCTGAGTTAAGAGAATTTTTTTCTTTTTACGTGCCTGGATATAAATTCATGCCAGCTTATCGAAATAGAATGTGGGACGGGAAAATAAGACTTTATAATCAAATTACTGGAGAAATACTTGCAGGTTTATTTCCTCAAGTTCTTTCTTTTGCTGAATCGAGAGAATACGAATTAGAAATAGAAGATACTGAATATGGTAATCCTAATGAAGGAAATAAAATAAATCCTGAATTTATGATGAAGTTTGTAGATGCTTTAAAGTTACCATTTAAAATAAGAGATTATCAGTTTGATGCTTTATGTCACGGTATACAGCACCGTAACGCAATACTTCTTTCACCAACAGGTTCTGGTAAATCTCTTATAATATACACGTTGATGCGTTATCTTCTATCTGCATTCGATAATAAAGATATTTTAATTATAGTACCAACTACATCATTAGTTGAACAAATGTATAGCGATTTTGAAAGTTACGGGTACAACGTAAAAAAACATTGCCACAGGATATACTCTGGTAAAGATAAAAATACTTCTAAGAGAGTGATAATTAGCACTTGGCAGTCTATATATAGATTTCAGAAGGAATGGTTTGAAAAATTTGGAACAGTTTTTGGCGATGAATGTCATGGTTTTAAGTCAAAGTCTCTTACTACTATAATGAATAAATGCACAGAAGCTGAATATAGATTTGGAACCACCGGAACTTTAGATGGAGCTTTAACTCATGAGTTGGTATTACAAGGATTATTTGGTAAAATCTACCGAGTCACTAGCACACGAGCTTTACAAGACAATGATACTCTCGCAAAGCTCGCAATCCGCAGAATTGTACTTACGTATGATGAAAAGACTCGAAAAGAATTCGGAAAAAAGTCATATCAAGAAGAAATTGAATATATTGTAGGTTACGAAAAAAGAAATAAATTTATTAAAAATTTAACTTTAGATTTAAAAGGCAATACATTAGTTTTATATAATTATGTTGAAAAACATGGTAAGCCTCTTTATAAATTAATTAAAGAAAATAGTAACGAATCTCGCAAGATTTTTTTTGTATCAGGAGAAACAGCTACGACTGATAGAGAAGCTATAAGAGCTATTGTTGAAAAGCAAAAAAATTCAATTACAGTAGCATCACTTGGTACATTTAGCACTGGTATAAATATTAGGAACCTACATAATATTGTCTTTGCTTCTCCATCTAAGTCACAGATAAGAGTTTTACAAAGTATAGGCAGAGGACTAAGAAAAACTGATGATAATACCGATACTACTCTTTATGACATCATTGATGATATTAGTTGGAAGTCTAAAAAAAATTATGGTATATTACACGCAGACGAAAGATTACGAATTTATGGAAGAGAAAAATTTAACCACAAAACATATAAAGTAGATCTATGAAAACAGATATCAAACAATTTAAATTAACTAATAATGAAGAAATAATTTGTGAAGTTATAGAATGGAATACTGGCGAAGATATGATGGAAATCATAGTTAAAAAAGCCTTACGAGTAATAGCTTTAGAAGATTACCAAAAAGGATTTAGGTTTTTTGCTTTTCGTCCATGGATGTCTTTTTCTGACGATCCTAATACTTTACAATCAGTTAATGCATCTCATATTATAGTTACTGCTAATCCTTCACCTGATATTTTAAGACATTATAAAGCCTGTGTAAGAGCTCTTACTTATGACATAAAAGACTCAAAAAAGAATTCATCAAAGAAAAAATATGCAAACCTAGATGAAATACAACATGCTATAGCTCGTATGTCCGATGATGAGATGGACATATTTTTAGAACAAAAATACGGAGCTATGGTAGAAGATGATATCCCAAATGACTCAGATAAAGGAAACGTAATAAAGTTTAAACCTAGAGACAAAACTTACCATTAAGGGTATATTCCTTCCCTCCCCGTATACTCTTTTATTATAAACTATTTTTGTGAGTTTGTAAACAAGTTTTTTTACAAATAAGAGATAAAAATAATCGTTTACTTTTGCATAAAAGTATTGTATAATATATTATGAAAGGTTAAAAAATGGCACGTAAAAAAAGTATACATTATGTTAATAACTTAGATTTTTCTACAGCAGTCGTTGAATACGTTGAGAAAGTAGATGCTGCTAAAAAAGATGAAACTAAAATTCCAACAGTTCCTGATTATATTGCAACTTGTTTTTTAAAAATTGCTGAAGGACTATCTCACAAAGCTAATTTTATACGATATACTTATCGAGAAGAAATGGTAATGGACGCGGTAGAAAACTGTTTAAAAGCAATTGGCAATTATAATTTAGAAGCAGCAACAAGAACAGGTAAACCAAACGCTTTTGCGTACTTTACACAAATAACTTGGTATGCCTTTTTAAGAAGAATAACAAAAGAAAAGAAACAACAAGAGATTAAATTAAAATACTTAACAAAATCAGGTATCGATAGTTTTGTTGATGTTGGTAATGAAGATGTTGCAGCTAATACTGCAGCTCATTTTGTTGATACTTTAAAAGATAGAATTGCAAGAGTTAGAACAACAGATTTTGAAGTAAAAGAACTTGTTAAACAAGAAAAAAAGAAAAGAAAATCTAAAATAGCTGATTCAGATTTAAGCGAGTTTATGCAATGAAAATAGCTATATTAAACGATACTCATACTGGTATTAGAAACTCATCCGAAATATTTCTGGATAATGCAGGAACTTTCTTCTCAAAGATATTTTTTCCGGAATGTGAAAAGCGAAATATAAAACAAATATTGCATCTTGGTGATTATTATGACCATCGTAAGTTTGTTAATTTTAAAGCGTTAAATCATAATCGTAGAGTGTTTTTAGATGAGTTAAGAAAACGTGGTATGTCTATGGATATTATTCCAGGAAATCATGATACTTATTATAAAAATACAAACGAGCTTAATTCATTAAAAGAATGTTTAGGTCATTATATGAATGAAGTTAACATTATAATGGAACCTAAAGTTATGAAATACGGCTCTTTAGATATAGGATTGGTTCCATGGATTTGTAGTGATAATCAAGAACAATGCATGAATTTTATAAGAGATTGTAAAGCTGATTGGATTGGTGCGCACCTTGAATTAAATGGATTTGAAATGATGAGAGGAATAACTAACAATCATGGTATGGATCCAAGTATATTTAAAAGATTTGAAATGGTTTTAACAGGACATTACCATGTAGGATCAAAAAGAGATAACATTTGGTATCTTGGAAGTCAAATGGAATTTTTTTGGTCTGATGCGCATGACCCTAAATATTTTCACATATTAGATACTGAAACTAGACAAATAGAAAAAATACAAAATAATAACACTTTATTTGAAAAAGTCCTTTACAATGATGAAGAAATAGATTATAATACTTATAATAAAGATTTTTCAAAAAAGTTTGTAAAAGTAGTAGTAGTGAATAAGAAAGACCCTTTTACTTTCGATCGATTTATTGATAATATACAAAATCAAGACATATATGAATTAAAGATTGCTGAAAACTTTAATGAATTTATTGGTGCTAATGTTAATGATGCAGATATGAAATTTGAAGATACCACTAAAATAGTTGATACGTACATTGACGCTGTTGATACTGATTTAGATAAAGATAAAATTAAAGTTCAAATGAGAGAACTAATGACAGAGGCGCAAGCACTAGAAATAGCATGATATTATTTAAAATTATTCGTTATAAAAACTTCCTATCATCTGGAAACACATTTACTGAAATATCTCTTAATGACCATAAATCTACATTAGTAGTTGGACATAATGGCGCAGGTAAGTCTACAGTACTCGATGCCATGTCTTTTGCTTTGTTTGGTAAACCTCATCGTAAAATTATGAAAAGCCAACTTGTTAATTCTATTAATCAAAAACAAACTGTAGTTGAAGTAGAATTTGCTATAGGTTCATCTAACTTTAAAATAATTAGAGGTATAAAACCTACTGTATTTGAAATATGGAAAGATGGTGTAATGATTAACCAGTCATCGCACGCTAATGAATACCAGAAGATTCTTGAACAAAACATCCTGAAACTCAACCA